GCAACAAAGATAAAGCCACTCCCTAAGAAGAAAGTGAAACGATGAAACTAAAGATAACAAAGAAGCACAAGGCAATTGCTAAGTCATATATCCGTGCTGTTGCAGGTGCTGCAATTGCTATGGGTATCGCACTCCTAACAGATATGGCTCCGCAGTATGCAGTCCTACTAGGCGCTGTCGCTGCTCCTGCCATCAAGTGGGCAGACAAGACAGAAGAAGAGTTTGGATTGGTACTAGACAAGGAAGTTTAATCCTTTATAGTAGCTGCGAAGCAAAGAGGCTCACCCCGAAAGGGGTGGGCTTCTTTTTTTTGTGCCACAAAATTATGGAGCATCAACAGGACAAGGAACTGTCACTAGATTGCCACAATTAACACAGGTTGCATCAAGGAAGTACCAAACAATCTCGTACTCTTCGAAGGTACACATCACGTTAAAGACCTGCGACCCACAGGTACACACGTGGACTGGCCCTAAACCCCGCAAATCGGCACCAAAGGGCTTAGGAAGGGTATGTTTAGACCATAGTCTAGGCAGGGTGAGTAGACGGAACCACACAGACGGACGGCTAGGAGCTTCGCTCCCTGCTTCAGTAATTCGCCTCACGGCTCATATGGTAGCCATAGTTGGTGTCGCTAACGCGACGACACGCCGTTAGGTGTAGCCTTGCCCAATGACCACAATCGTTGGAGTAGAAGGAATTGACTACGCTGTTTTAGTAGCCGATAGCCAGATCACAGAAGATAACTTAGTCACTCTTGCTACCTCAACTCCAAAGATTATTGAGGTGGGTAAGTATCTCATTGGAATCTCAGGTGATACTAGACCAGGAGATATCCTTGCCTACAACTGGAAGCCACCGCTCTATCGTGGTGAAGACCCAGCGCAATTTATGGGTCGCAAGATTATCCCAAGTATTCTCACGGCATTTAACGACAACAACTACGACTACAACAAGGTGGACAAAGATGGTGGCTTCGATTATCTCATTGCTTTTAACGGCAATATCTTTCGTATTGCTTGTGATCTCTCTTTTTTCCAAAGCAATCACGGAACGTATGGCATTGGTTCTGGTGGCCAGCTTGCTCTTGGCTACCTGTATTCAGCTATCAAGCCTGATGTGGACCTAGCCTACGCAAAGAGACACGCCCGTAAAGCCGTTGAGATCGCTTCGGTTCTTGACGCTAATACTGGTAAGCCTTTACAGTTGGTGGTACAGGAGAGGATGTAACTATGGAGTTCAATACATACGATTATGTAGAGCCAGAGTTCAAGAATGTTATAGCAACAGGCGAATACGCTGCACACTATTGGTTTGAGCAGGGTTGGAAGGCTTGTAGACTTGCTTTCTTATTGCACAATCAAGCAGAGAAGGAAGCGGTATGACAGATCCTAAAGAACTATTACTGACTGCATTACGTGCAGGCGATGCGAAACGTTCACGTTCTACACAGGTGCAGATTGGCCCATCAGAGTTAGGTGGCTGTCGTCGTAAGGTCTGGTACAGACTTAACGATCAACCCGAGACTAACGATAATGAGATGAAGCTTGCTGCAATTATGGGTACTGCTATCCACGCTGCTATTGAAGAAGCATTATCAGATAACCCTGATGTGATGATTGAAACATCTGTTGAATACAATGGAATGAAAGCACACATTGACTGCTACGTACCAGGTACTGGTGATGTCATTGACTGGAAGACTAGCAAGGTAAAGAACCTTTCATACTTTCCATCAACACAACAGCGTTGGCAGGTACAGACATACGGATATCTACTGGCTAAGAATGGTCACGATGTAAAGCGTGTATCTCTTGTAGCTATAGCTCGTGATGGTGATGAGCGAGATGTCAAAGTACACACAGAAGATTACAACGAAGCGATGGCACTAGAGGCGTTGAGTTGGTTAGAAGCTATCAAGGCATCAGAGGTGGCACCAGAGCCAGAGCGAGAAGAAAACTACTGCCAGCATTACTGCAAATTCTATGACGCAAGTGGGCAGTTAGGATGCGTTGGTCTAAAAAAAGAACGTATCGCTAGTGAAGAGGTGTTAATCCAGGATAAGGATGCCTCAACCAATGCGATGAAATACTTACAATTAGATGAGAAGATCAAAGAGTTGACAAAAGAAAAAGACTCACTAAAGTCTGCTCTTGAAGGTATTGCTGGAGTTACAGATACAGGTATCCAAGTACGTTGGAACAAGATAGCTGGACCTACATCAGTAGACAAAGATGAAGTACTTGCTAAGCTTGGTTTTGTACCAACTAAGCAGGGTGCAGATCAATTAAGGTTAACAATCAAACAATCTGGAGGAAAGTAAATGGCTGCAAACGAAAACACAAAGTTCCAAGTTAACTTCAAGACAAGTAGCGGAACGCTTATCAATCTATACGCAACTGATATCAAAGAACTAGAGACAGGTCTTACTGATCTATCAATGGTTGCATCTCTTATCAAGACTACCGATGCTGAACTTAACGGTGGTAGAGCAGCAGCACCAACTGCTGAATCAGTAGCACAAGCTTTCAATGCAACACCTGTTGCTGCACCTACTGTCGTTGAAGGTCAAGCACCTAGCTGTAAGCACGGTGTAATGAGTTTCCGTACAGGTACTTCTGCTCGTGGCCCTTGGAAGGGCTGGATGTGTGCTGCACCAAAGGGTGCCACAGACAAGTGTGCAACTATCTGGGCATAGCAGATGCGGGAACCGAACGAGTTTGAGGTTCCTTTATGTGCTCAAGTAGGTGGCGATCTCTTCTTTCCTGACAAGGAAAACGAAGGCAAAATAGTTCGCCTAAGTATTGCATCAGCTAAATCAATCTGTCGTGGTTGCCAACACATTACTGAGTGTGCTGAGTGGGGTATTCGTAAAGAACGCCACGGTATCTGGGGTGGACTCACCGATGGTGATAGACAAAAGATACGCAAGGCAAGACACATAATTTTGAATGAGGAGAATAGTGCTTAAACTTTCCCGCGCTTGGAGTGGAGTGACCACAAAGGCCACGCCACTACCTGATGTGTGGAAGAACTTAGTTAAGCAATCTATAAAGTTTCGTCGCGGTCAAGTCTGTATGGTAGCTGCAGCACCTAATGCTGGTAAGTCAATGTTCGCATTGATCTATGCAATCAAAGCAAATGTGCCTACGCTTTTCTTCTCTGCCGATACTGACACCGCAACTGTAATGATCCGTGCTGCTGCACACCTATCGGGCCACAGTCAGGTTACTGTGGAACACAACATAGAGAAGCAACAAAATTACTACGTACCACACTTGGCTAAGACATCACACATTCAATGGGTCTTTGACTCCAGTCCGTCTCTTGATGATATTGAGATGGAGATAAAGGCTTACGTTGAACTCTATGGAGTAGCTCCAGAGCTAATCGTCATAGACAACCTAATGAATGTGGCTGCTGAAACAGACAATGAGTGGGCAGGGCTACGTGCAATTATGATGGAGTTGCACGATATGGCACGTAAGACAGAGGCTTGCGTCTTAGTACTCCATCACGTCAGCGAACAAAGCGAGTATGGTTCTCCTATGATGCCTCCACCTAGAAGAGCCATTCACGGAAAGGTAAGTCAATTACCTGCTTTGATACTGACATTAGGTTATGATCCGTCACAAGGTTTACTAAGGATGGCTTCGGTCAAGAACCGATTTGGTCCACACTATGCTGATGCTTCTCAATGGGCATCACTATTTGTAGACTTTGCATCTTGTCAGATTGGTGATGATGATGCACAAGGTAGAGCTTACCTTCGTAGTGCGGGGGAAGAGAGTACATATGGTCAAATCTAAATACGCTTTAACAATAGAAGAGGAAGCCACTTGTGTTGAAGTTGGATACCAAAGACAGAAGCCATACTTCGGTGACCCAACGAAGAATATCAATTACTCAGAAGGTGACCTATGGGAAACGTGGCAACACGTTGTATGTGCAGGATCAGAACTTGCATTCGCACGTATGGTTGGTAAAGATAACTTCACTCCACATTACAATAAATGGAAATCAGAACTTGATATCCCAGGATTTGGAGAGATCCGTTACTCGTTCCCACCAGTAAGAGGCATGCGTTACTCAACTAGAGATGACGATAACCTTGTGTATGTGTTGATGTCTGATGGCTTGTGTCATAAGACACGACGGACTGCACCTGACTGGAAGGGTTCTGAGTACACAGCTATTGGTTGGAAACTTGGATCTGAATGCAAGCGTGATGAGTGGAGATACAATGACAGGACTTGGTATGTACCAGTTGCATACCTTAATTCTATGGAAAGTTTAGTGTTCAATGGCTAATAAAAACGGACGCAAAGGTTCTCAGTTTGAGACAGATGTAATGAAATGGTTACGCAGTAAAGGCGTAATAGCAGAACGTTTGACCAAGGCTGGGGCAAAAGATGAAGGTGATATGGTTGTTATCATATCTGGAGAAACCTACATCCTAGAACTCAAGAACAGGCAGACCCTTTCCCTGCCTGAATTCTGGAGAGAAGCACAAGTTGAGGCGCTTAACTATGCACAGGCACGGGGTCTTGGGGAAGTTCCCCTGTCTTACGTCGTAGTTAAGCGTCGCAACGCTTCAATAGATCAAGCTTGGGTAATCCAAGACCTAACTCAATTCCTAAAGGAGAAACAATAATGCCAGTACCAGGTGGAGAAATAACAACAACAGAGATACTTGTACCAGTAGTAGAAGAAGTAGTTGAAGAGGTAGAAGATGATTTGCCAGAACTGTCATAAGGCAGGAGAAGAGAATACTCTTACCCACTATAAGCGTTCAGCTCAATGGCACGATAAGTGCGATGATAAGGGGTGTGTATGCCAGCACAAGACTGGTCCAGGACACGTAAAGCGGGCAGGAGTAAG